ACGGGATCTACAGGCTTAGTCATTACGCTCTGGTCTTTCCACGGATAGCACAGCCATCAGCACGTTTAGAGGCACTGGAAACGTTTCCACCCGTCTTGAATCCCATAGCTTTCTTAACCCTACGGAGTGGAGCCATAATCATTTCCCGATCTTGTAGATTCTCTTCACGAGCAATCTCGTCTGTCAACTCTTGAGGGAGTTTATCCCGTGGAGTCTTAGACTTCTTCTCGATCTCGATTTCTACTTTACGAACATCAGCTTGATTAGCCATGATTAGCAGGCTCCGCCTTTATTCATCTTAACCATAGTGCCTTTGGATTTGCCTTTTACAGCACAGCCATCAGCCTTAGACAACTGACCAACCTTACCTCCACCAGCCATTTTGTGCATACGCTTTTCATGGGCTTTTACTTCTTTCTTGGCTACGGTTTTGCACTCAGCCATACCGCCTTTTTTCATGCCTTTGGCTTCAGCCATTTCATGCTTCATCATGGCTTTAGGAGCGCCTTTTTTCTTCATGAACTCAATTTCTTTCTTGACCATCATCTTAGATTCTTTCACATCGCCACCTTTCTTCATATAGCCCATTTTGTTGCGTACTTCTGTGGGCAGTTTGGATAATCCTGGATTGCTATCAGAGTCAACTTCTTTCAAGCCACCCTCTCTAAATTTACGTCCTTTATCTGCTTTCATAAACTCTTCTCCGATAGATGATTTAACGCCTACTTTTTTGGCAAACTTTGGGTTATTAGCCACAGCAGCCATAAAATTGTGTTGCTTTTTACTTACGGAAGGCATTTTTAATTCCGTTTACCAAGTTCGTCAATCTTAGCCTCAAGGCGATTAATGCCAGCGTCAAAGCGTTCCATAATTTTTTCCATATCTCTATGGACTTCTGCACGAGTGATGTGGTCACGAGCGACCTCCTCTCTAGTTTTATTCAACAAGATACCTAAGCGATTAATCTCAGCAAACTTCTCTTTAAGTGTAAATCCCATGATACCCACCAAAGCAGTTAAGATTGCGTTCCATATCATCATTTCCATCAGACAATTTTTCCTTTAGTCTTTCCACGGATTTCACATCCACCACCACGAACTGAACCACCTTCTTTGCAGTTCCAAGCCCGCAGAGACTTGTTGATTCTGCTATTAGGATCGTTGGCAGTTTTAGCGGAAGTTAATTTCTTTTTCATGCCACTCATGCGGGCGCAGAAAGATTTCTTTCTTGATCCGCCTTCTGGTTGTGGACGTTTTAATCCAGGCTTACCAGGATTGGCAGCGTTGTAGGAAGCCCGTCCCTTGGCGTTTAGTCCGCCTTCAGGGTTCTTGCCTTCTTTGCGTTGCCATGCTGGAGTCTTAGCCATTATGCGGCTCCTTTATTAGCGTCTACTGGACGTAATAATGGGTACAAATATTCTTCTCCAAACGATCCTTCAAACTCGGTAATTCCCATGTGATTGAGCTTAATGGTTGGGTCAATCCATACTTCATATCCATGCTCTCTAGCACGGTCGCAGAATGTATAGTCTTCACCTACATAACCTTCTGGGGTCGATTTGAAGTCAAAGAACGAATAGCAGAATTTATCTGGATGCCCGTCTACTACACGGTCATCGTGGTATTTCCACTCAGGATGGTTATCTCTGAGAGTCTCAAATACTTCTCTACGGATCAACATAAATGCGGTCGCTAGGCGTTTAGCCTTAACTAAACCATAGGCATTCATGTAAATACCGCCTTCTTCATCTTGATCTAAGGTAGAGATGTAAACCTGACCCTTCTTACGGGCAACAGGCACGCCACCTACAATCCCTTTCTTGGGATCAATATTCCAAGCCATCAAGCGGAAAATGTCTTGCGGATTAAAGTTAATATCCGAATCAATAAACATTAGATCCGTGCATTCTGATGCTAAAAAGTCTTTAGCAATTAGATTACGAACACGGGAAACGACTGAACATCCAGAAATATTGCAGATCTGAATCTCAACTCCGTGTTTAGGAGCCTCTACGCAAAACTGAGCCAACGAAATAGCTAGTTTGATAGAGACTTTAAAGTCATAAGCAGGAAGACCAAGCATGATCCTCCTGCCAGCTAGATTAAACGAACCCTGCGCTTGTAGTGGTTCTGACATTTTTTACCCGTAAAAGACAACTACAGAAGCTGTATCAGTAACGGTTCCGTGTAGATTGGTTTCAACCAAAATACCTTCACCAGGAACAATAATGTTGTACGCCCCGTTGCTTGAACCAGCAGGGGTATTAAGGGTTAATAAAATGTTTCCACCAGAACCACCGTCTCTAAATACGACAGATCCAGCATTTGTTCCTGAAACAACATATAAACCTTTAATACGGATTCTGCCTAAATTAGCAGGGGTTCCAGCATTATTAGTAACTTGCCCAGTAGACGTTAACGGTGCTGAGGCTTGTACATCAGTTTGCATCGCCATAATTAATCTCCAATAAGTTAAAGTGGACTAGGGAAAACCCTAGCCCATGAGATTAGTTATTAAACGTGGTTTGGAACTGACCGCCATCAGAGTTACGAACTACATACTCGCAGATAACAGTAGCTGCACCGCCAGAAGCTGTACCAGCACACGCATAAGTAGCGGTAATGAGTACATCAGAAGTGCCTACGTTTACGAAAGTAGCGATGTTTGCATCCGTAATGGTGAAAGTCGCACGTCCTACCGATAAAGGGGTAGTAGTAGCCCCACCAACAGTACCTAAAATGGTTGATCCAGCACGAATAGTGATGGTATTACCAGTCGTACCAGCATAAGCGGTAGTAATGTTTACAGTAATGTTGAGGATCTGTGATCCTGCGGGGATGGCAAATAAAGTCTTAGCAGTCGTATCGGCTACAGTGGTAGCGGCGGATTGAACAACAGCTGTGCAGCCAGTATTGCGGATGGTACCAGCAGTGGTGCCAGTAGTATTTTTAATAGTCCCTAATAACCAAGGACCTAGGTGTGTAGCGAAACCCATGAGGTTCTCCTTATATGCACATAATCCCATATCATCGGTGCATCGTCCCCTAGGCGGGCTGATATGGACAAATTAGTCCTAGACTTAACAATAATCTTACTACAAATAAAACAAAAAGGGGAGTTTTTGGCTCCCCTTTTTTAGACACATTAAGCGCCTTGTGAACCCCACATACCGAGAGGATCAGACCAGCCGAAGCTGTAACGCTCACGAGACTTGTAACGGACGTTACCAGTATCGAAGTCCCCGTCCATGCTGTTCTGCAATGGGGTACGCACAAAGTGCTTCATACCATTTGGAACATCAGTGGTGAGGAAGTAAGCATTTGGATCGGTCAAGAAGTGGTTAATTGCATAACCCTGTGGAATCGAACCATTGTTTACTAAAGCGTTGATGTCGTTGTCGGTTGTGCCAACACGCAATTGAGTTTCGAGCAAGCGAGTTGCAACGAACTGTAGTGCAGGTGGAACAATCAACTTCTTAGGTTTAGCAGCGATCAACAGACCACGCTCGTCAGTCCACTGGCTGATTTGAATAACGGCGGCTTCCAAGGAAGTCTCGTTAAGGTCAGCAGCGGTTGACTGGGTGTTGCTGTTAGTGCCACCAGAAACCAACGGATGGTTAGTCGCAAACAAAGGTACACCGTCACCACCGTAATATGCGGCAGAGTTGGTGAAGCCGTTGTTCAACACAGCAGCAGATTTAACCTGCTTGGTGTACGACATAGCACGAGCCAAAGCCTTGGTATAACGAGCTGATAAGCTGTCATACAAGTTGTCCTCGATTGCCTCTTCCGTTAGGGAGAAGCCGAGAGCAATGGTCTCATGGTTATAACGTGCTGTGAATGCCTCTTGTGCATTGTCATAAGCGATGGCAGAGCCTTCGTTTTTGACTGGTGCAGCGCTGAAGCCAGACAGTTTGGTTTCTTCTTCGAAGGAACGCTCAGAAGTCTCAGTTTCATAGATCTCTTTGTGTTCTTCGCCGTAACGAGCATACTCAAGACCGAACAATGCGTTCAGGCCTGGGAGCAGCTCTTTCAGTAGTTGTGCGCGTGAAATAGCCATTTATATGCTCCTTAAGCTGCAACTGATACAGGGGTTGCACTGTAATAGGTATGTACGCCAAAGTTAAACTTGACGATTACCTCAGTGAAAGATCCAGACGCATTAACAGTCTCTGGCACACCCGCAATAATACGGAATGGAAGAGTGGTTGTTGAATCGCTGGTGCTGTTACGTACACCTTCGATTGAATCGCCAGTAGTGGTTGAACCAGCAGTTGTGAAGATAGCAACGTTGTTGCCAACATCAGTCTGGGTCAAACCGCCAACAGCGGTGCTTGACGAAAGAACTGCCACTTTGAAGAGAGTGTCAGGATCGTCACAAACATAAGCGGTAATATCCGAAGCAGCAGTGCCGCCTGGGAAATATTGCTGTTGAAGAAACTGCTTGGTAGTTGGGTTAGTAAAAGCACAGCCCAAGAAAATACCAACAGCATCGGTCGCAGAATCAGTGGTGGAAACACGGCTCAAAGTACCACCAGTGTTCAGACGCACGACATCACCATAAAATATGGATGTGCCAGAACCTGAAGCGATGGGAATTTGACGAGTTGCACCAGCAAATACCTGACCACCGATCAAATTGATCGGCTTGAACCCATAGGGTCCGTCTACGGTAGGATAAGCCATTTATAACTCCTAATTAAGTTTAATTACCTTTTCCAAAGCTAGTCGTAGATTTACGCTCTTTAAAGAGTGGCATCCTTGCATCACTTTGGCGCATTAAATTATTGTCCACGGCTTCAATTTGAGAATCGGACTGCTTAACGTAATAAGCGTTACGCTGGTCAACAATCTCTTGTGGAGCTTTGCAGAGCAATAACCCGCCGATTTCAATGTTGTCGGAGAACCGACTTGTTGAATCGACTAGCAGTTTAAAGTGTGGTTGTTCTTCTAATGGAACTGGTTCCCAGCCCTGTCTTAAACTAGAAGACAGATTGCGTTGGTCAGCCTGTCCATTTATTGAAGTACGAACCCAGTGGTACTTGTAACCTGGTTGCTTATCTGGCTCGGGCAGAAGTTCGGGTGGCATCCACTGCTTTGGACGCTCCGCTTTCACTCGGTTATCAATTTCTCGTGGTACTCTGTTCTCAGCCATTATTGGCCTCCTTTAATCAATTCCTGGGCATACTGCTCAGGCGTTAAACCAAGTTTCTTAGCCAAATTAATCTGCGATGTCTTCAGCTTCACCTTTTTCGAAGATGTGCTTCGGGTCGCAGGAGCGACTACGTTACTCGGTTTTCTCGTCTCCACTTCCACTTCATCGTTGAAGTTTTCGGGGAAACGTTTACGCATCGTTGCGTCAATACGTTTGTAATACTCATCAGTCGTAGCGTAAGCC